GTAAATTTGTAAGGTATCCATCTGAAGCATATCCTCTTTAAATAGCACATTCTCTAGGTTGTTAATCCCGACTAAGATTGTCGTCCATTTCCCTTTGATCGTTTTAATGCAAATATCTAAAGCAGCTAAATCATCTTTTATCTTCGGTAGTAATTTCGCTAATTGTGCATTTGTTTTACTCGGTGGGAGTGAGATGTTTATTTCCATGTAGGTTTTTGTTTTCTTAATAACCCCAATCTGAGAACCGATAAATCCGTTTTCTTGCAAAATGTCATATAGTATCTTTGCTTCAGGTTGTAGTTTCTTTTCTTTTCCTTTTAAATGACGATATAAGACATAGCCTATGGCAGAAGCAGTGAAATACATTCTAATACCACCTTCAGTCCATGAAAGACCATTGTGTCAAGACCTGAGAACATCATGTGAATCGCACTTCCATGAAACATTTTCTGCGTTGCCACTTCAATAAAGACTAATCCAAGAATCCCTGTACCAACTGGTGCAATGATATCTTTTCGAGTGAGTGTAACTTTTGGTTGTTCCGTAACGGGTATTGGCTTTCCGTTGATTTTCACTACCATGTTATCAACCTCCCTAATACAATGTATGCTCAATGTTCGAAAAAGTTTCTACATTTCTGAATATTTTTGTGTACGTTGCATATGTTATATGTTACAATACAAATAATAAGGAGAGTGATTACATGAGATACTGGGATTGGATGGATTGGGTGGTAGCAACTTTAATGGGGATAATGGTTGTACTCGTTATACTTGTGGTAATTGTGATGTATCAGCAAAATAAAGAATGTGAACAACAAGGTGGTCATATGGTTGGTAACGGTAAATATCATACTGTTTGGGTTTCAACAGGAAAATCCATGTTTCCAACAATAACAGAAGAAATGGAGTGCCGAAAATGAAACACAAAGGTAAGAAAATCAACAAACATAGATTAAGACAGTTACAGATAACAAAAGGAAGAAATGAATTAGCCAGTATGAAATTATCGGATATTATGTACTTACATCCGAATTTTTATAGATATCTAAAGGAAGAAGGGTATGTAAGCGAAAAAGATGAACTGGTTAAACCGTTTGGAGAATTGTTAGGGAGGTAACTATATGGAGATATTAAATTACATCGGACATGGTGTTTGTGTAGTTGATGAAAAAGGTGAGTTAATTAAGAAGTTCATGGAGCACGATAATTGGTTAGATAACTACAAAGCAGCTCAGGAATGGATGGATGAACAATGAAGATACTTTGTTTTGATCCTTCGGGGGAACATGGTGAATCAGGGAATGGTACTACTGGTTTTTCGATTTTTAAAAATAAAGAGTTGGTTTTGTTCTCTGAGTTGAAATCATCAGATTATCCAACTAAAGAAGATTATTTTCAGGCACATGAAACTAAAATATTAGCGGTAAATCCCGACATTATTGTATGTGAGAGCTTCAAACTTTTTGGTCACAAAGCTAAACAACAATCGGGTTCTAGTTTAAAAACTGCTCAATTAGTAGGTTACATTGAAATGATCGCATTTAAAAATAATATTGAGTTTGTTTTACAAGACCCGTCCCAAAAAGTGAGAGTCGCAGATGACATTTTAACGAGAATGGGAGTTTTTGAGAAGAAGGGGAATAAATACTACTGTCAGGGGAAACAAACGAATCTCCATATGCGTGATGCAATCAGACATGGTATTTTCTATATCCGATATAAACTAAAGGAGGAAGTTAAGTGATTATTTTAATCGTAAAGATGGTTTTGTCATTAATTGGATTAGGTTGTGTAATAGCGTGGTCATTTGTTAAAAAACAAGAACTAAAAGATGCAGTAATGAGTTCAGCTATATTAGTAAACTGTCTTATTATCATACTTGAATTGATGGGGGACTTATTCAAATGATTAAACAAAATGAACAAGGGTTATGGGTATATGAAGGAGATACGTTCAAGATTATTATGAACCGCTATTCCGACCCACACCGATTAAACTTAGCTCGAAATGCTGCAATTTACTTAGGTAAGAAAGATAGAGATAATATCCGCAGACCGCTTTCCATTATCCGTCAAGGTCATGTTCCTGAGATATTCAGAGGGGAAACAGTAGAATTTGAGTTTGTTGATGTATCAAAAGAGGTTTATGATCATCTAATTACTTATACAACTCGAAACATGAGAGCAACTGGTGGGAATCGTGCTTTAGCTTCAAACGATTTTACAATGCCATCTGACAAAATGAAAAACGTAGAAAACGTACATCAGTCAATAAAAAATTCTATGAAGCATTACAACCTATTGTTAGAGGAAGGTGAAACTAAACAAGTTGCACGTTCGGCTATGCCAGTAGCAGCAAAAATGAATCCATTTGTGTATCAGTTCAATTTCCTTACACTAGGTGAGTCATTATTTAAACAACGTATTTGGGAAAAGGGTGCTCAAGGGAATACAGTAAAAGTCGTTGAAGGTATGTATGCTTTATGCGAAAATATAGATAAGGAATTATGGGATACATTCTATGAATACAAAGGTACACCTACGATTGAATGGGGTGAAGTTCGTAAACGTTTGAAGAAAGCAAATGTAACAGTTGGACAATTACTAAACGAACTCCATCAATTAGCATTATCAGGTGATGGTAACAAGAATGAAAGTTTAGTAGATTACTTAACTAGAAAGTATGGTGAACAAAAAACTATGTGGTAAGGGGTGTTGTCCAATGTATATTCGCACAGTTGAATTTGACCCACAAGATTTAGTTGATTACCTTTTTGATGAATGTCTAGCTGAAGGATATGTACCAACAGAAGAAGAAATTGAGTTCATCGTAGATGTTATGTGTGATTATATTTATAACTTAGTTGGACAATTAGGTGTCGAAGTAACATTCGAGGGGGACGATGAATAATGCCATTACCAAAATCTGCTGAGCTATTTTATGGGTTAAAATTGGACGAGTATCAAAAGGAATATGCTGATTCCATATTTGATAACCAACTAACAATCGTAAATGCGAAAGCTGGAACTGGAAAAACTAGCATCGCAGTAGGTTGTGCAAAAATAATTGGCAAACCTCTTTATTACATCTTTAGTCCAACTCAAGAGAAAGTTTTGGGGTATCTTCCCGGTTCACTTGAGGACAAAGAATACCATTACACTGCACCACTACATGACGCACTTCTTGAAATAGGTGAAAACCCACAACAAGCTATTTATAATGAAAAAGAACCGAAGAATAGTGCGTGGGTTTATACAAAATCACATACATTCCTTAGAGGGACGAACCTAAAGGACTGTACTATTATATTAGATGAATTTCAGAATTATGACATACACTCAGCACAAAAAACATTAACTCGTATCCACGATAGTTGCACTGTTATTATATCAGGTCATACTGGTCAAATTGATCTACCTAAAAATGTGCAAAGTGGGTTTGAACCATACATGAGGTTGTTTAAAGATAAAGATTATTGTAGAATAATAGAATTGAAGAAAAATTATCGTGGTCGTTTGAGTAATGACTCAGATAAAATATTGGAATATATTTAGGTGATATTATGGAAAATCATTTACCATTGTTTTTAGAAAAAGTGAAAAATGAAAAGTATACTATAAAAGATGGTGTGATTTTTAAGAATGGGAAAGAATTAAAAAGTTACAGTAGATGGGGTTATCGTAGAATTTCTATGAAAGTCAATGAAAAACGTATAACCATATTTCAACACAGATTATTGTACGCTTATTATCATAATCTAACAGAATTAGATCATAACTTGGTTATCAATCATATTAACGGTAATAAAGAAGATAATCGAAAAGAAAATTTGGAACTAGTCACTGTAACAGAAAATAATAGACACGCATTGAATAAGTTAGGCAAAGATCGTACTCCAAATAGAAAATTAACTGATGAACAAGTATTGGTAATAAGAAAAGAATTGTCAAAAGGAGTCAAACAAGTTGAATTATCTAAAAGATTCGGTGTGACTAGAACTACAATAAGCTATATCAGTAAAAATAAATGTTGGAAATCGGAGGTTTTAGTTTGATACCACGATGTGATGAATGTAATACGAGATTAACGCATAATTGTTTAGGACACGATAAAATACATGGTAGATACTGTTCTATAGATTGTGTAGATATCGCATTAGAAAAAGCAAAGTTAAATGAAGAAATGTTAAAAGCAGCATTAACTCCATTAATTGAGGAAATACCTAAAGGGTTAGCGAAACCAGTTAGTTCAGTTGAAGCACCGACTCATTACCACAAATACCAAATGGATACTTTAGGTTTCTTAGAAAAAGGGTTTGCACCTGAAGTGTTAAAAGGGTTTTTGATCGGAAATGTTATCAAGTACATTCAACGTTTCGAACATAAAAATGGACTGGAAGATATTGAGAAAGCAGCTAATTATTTAAACATATTGCTTGAGAAGAAAAAAGAAGGTACACTGTAATAGGTGTAAGTATGATGATAACTAAACAAAATTTAAAAACCTGTTTAACTGGATAAGAGTTGTCACATACGAATAAAAAAGAGAGTGTGATAACGACACTCTCTTTTCTTTTTGTGGATGTTTCTAAAAATGGATTACCTTAGTTATTTCCACTTTGTTTTTAAGATATTCAGTAACTTCGTATTATCTTCTGCATTACCTGAGTAGTGGGACATTCCCATTTCTCTTGATAGGATTTTTCGACTCGCAAAATCAGTCTTTTTGTTATGTGATTGTAAGAAATCAACAAGGCTATTACCTTTGTAAGCAGATTTCGATGCGGCTACGGGCTTACTAGCAACGTGCGTTGTGAACAATTTTCGTTCAGCTTCTCGTCTTTTTACCAGTCCACCTAAAACCTTTCCACCGCCCTTTGTCCATTTTGCGAACTCAAGTGAAGCACCTGCAAAATCTCGTTTGTTCACTAATTTTAGTAAAGTTGACGAGGATAAATTGGTAAGTCCACAATTATAAGCGAAACTAACTAGAGCATCAAATTGGTTTTGGTTGACAGGTACTTTCACTAAATCTTCTACACCTTTGACAAACTTCTGTAAATCCTTTTTCAGTAATTCTTCAGCTTGAGCGAGTGTAATTGTTTCGTTTGGTTTTACATCTGCACCATAATGTCCGTACCCAATCGTTAGATATTTTTCTTCGCCAGTTGCATTGTATGCTTTCAAGCGAACTCCTTCAAAGCTCTTAATCAGATCAATACCCTTTTGTGAGATATTCATTACTTACCAGCTTCTTTCTTATGGTTTTTAATAATCCCATGAATGTTCACAACAACTAACGTAACTGCAATAATCGCTTGAGCGATGTTATCTAACGTATCAGATGGAATGTCAATATGAAATACTGTTTTCACTAATAAAGCTAATACTGCTAAGATTGGTAGAATCATAGATTTTGTCATTGTACTCCACCTCCCTTCATAACTAATCCGATAATACCTAGAATGATTGTTCCAAGTATTAAACGGACTGTCCATGTTGTATTACTTTCAATTTTCCCAATCGACTTCTCAAGTGCATCAATTCTTTGTCTGTGAACTGCGATACTTGTTTTTAGTACAGAAATTTCATTTCTTACCCATTCCTCGAACGTTTCCACTTTCCTCAACCCCTTTGTTTTTTTATTTTGCATCCGTTACATTGACGAACAAACTACCTATTGCTTTTCGTATTTTCTCAGCAGTTGATAAGTCTTTATTTCGACTATCATAAAATGGTGTAATCATTTTTCCACCAATTCCAGTGCTTCGTAAAAGGTAATCGAGTACAACTTTTGGATCGTCCACTTTATTTGAGCCAAACTGAAGTGGATTCCCTGTGAATAAATTATGATTCGTCAATAACTCAATCGGTGCTTTAATCAAAGGTGTCGTTGATGCTAGTGCTTGAGATGGGTGAGCTAACATATCTAAATCACTTGTTGGGAATGGTAATCGCATATACTTGTCCTCAAATGGAATTTTAATCCCACTTTGTTTTTGCCAATCTTGACCCTTATCATCAGGATTAAACGCTTCATTAAATAACGCTTTAAATGCTTCAGTTGATTTGTAATACTTCGGATTTTCGATAAGTTGGTTTAACTGAAGTGGTACATTTCGCTTAACCCAGTTCCAAAACGGAACAATCGCTCTCATATGCTTGTCTGCGTTCGTGTTTTCCGCATAATTGAATAGATATTTACGAACTTGGTCACTTGCTAATTTTACACTTCCGTTATGTTTGTCCAAACCATTCATAAAGTTTGCTAGACGAGCATAATCATCTATTAACTCACCTTTTTCTTTTGCAGCTTTACCTAGTTTGTTATTCGACAATTTATCATTTAAACCCTCTAATTTGTCGGCAATTTTTGTTGTTAATTTTCCTTCGTCACCTGCTTTGGTAACTGAACGAGAGATATCAGTATCAATTCGGTATCCACCGTTAATGACATTGTGCTTAAATGCAGCATCTATGATCTTCTGTTCTGCTTCAGTTAACTTTGTACCTTTGTTATACTTAGTTAATAGTTTCGTAGCTCGTGTGTAATCTTTTATCCCAACACCAGCAGCCATATTAATCGCTAAGTTACCTAACCAGTTATTAATGTAATGTGAAGGTAGATAAACAGTTGTCATCGTACGGAACAAGCTACTTGTACCATTTAACAAACGCATGAATCGGTTCATTCCACCTGAAGTAAATAACTCGTCTACTTTTTCAAGTCCTTTTAATACATCAGGGTGCATGTAATGTTTTCCTTCACCTAAACCGAGTTTCTTCGCAACGTCAGGTGCAACTTTTACAAGTCCTTTTGTTGGGCGAGTATCCCCTTTTGTTTTGGTGACTAACGCACCATATTTTTTGAACTTATCATACATTCCTTTCATCGCTTGAGCTTGAACACTTGCACCAACACGTTTTAAGAGAACTTCATGTGTGTTTTCATTAAACATCTTATCCGCAGTTTCAATCGCTTTCTCTAAACCCGAACGTTCTTCATCTGAAAGGTTAGGATTGTTCGCTAATTCATCACTTGCTTGTTTAATGAAGTTATCTTTTTCTGCGATTGTTCGGAAACCAGTACGCTCTTGGTTGAACGCATTTTTCATGGATTTTCCATTGAACTTCGATACATAATTCATCATTTTCTGAATTTCTTTATCTGACACATTCTTTACATGAGGGAAATAGTGTTCAATCGTATTATCGAGTAACCCACTTGATTGTTCGCTTGTTTTTAGTTCACTTAATAATGGTTTTGCTTTTTTCGCATATGCTTCAACTGCACTTTTACGGATTCCACTCCAACTAAAGCCATGTGGGAAATCATTTTCAAGTGTATGAATCACTGCTTTCATTTCATCAGGTGTGAAATCTTTTCCCATTTTTTCTAGCTCTTGTAGTGGTTTACGGTATTTCGCCATTCCACCGATTTTCGCATTAGTTGCATCCGCTAAGTGATTCGCTAGTCCATTCACAAACGAACTAGGTGATTTAAATGTTCGGAGATTAAACGGGTTCACTTTATCCAGTTTTTTCACAAGATTCGTAGTTTCAGAGTTCATTAGCTCAGGTAACTTTGAACTAGCAAGTTTCTCTAGTTTTCCGTAGTTTTTCACTCCATTTGCTGAAGGTTTGAAACTATCTAAATGAGTAGCCAACTGATCAAACTTTGCTTGCGTTAATTCCGATGGGTTCACATCACCGAGTAATCGTTTTAGCAACCCTTCACCTTGCTCTTTGGTAATACCCTTCGAACTAAAGAGTTCGTGTAGTGCATTAACCGCAGGAGAACCCATTTTCGCAGACCCACGATACAGTAAATTCCCTTCAGATAATTTACCCATACTTGCGTATTTATTCGTAAATGGGATACTCATACCTAAGGTATTAATTGCTTCGTTATGAGCTTTCGTGACTGCGTTTGTTAGCTCGTCTTGGTATTTATAAATCTTATTTGTTAGACTTGTTTTCGTTCCTTTATGAGCTTTAACAAGTGCTTCACCTAACTCATTAAAGTTTTTAAACTTACCTGCGACACCTTCTTTTGCTGCGATTTCTGCAAGTTTTGCTAGTTCGGCTGCTTTACTTGCTTTTCCAGCAGCAGAGAGTCCACCTGTGAAATACGTAAGTGGGTCGGCTAACAAGTCAATTCCAATTCCAGCAGCAGTACGTCCCCACCCATCTTTCATACCGACTTGGTCTTTTAGGATATCTTCTCCACGTTTCCAACCCGTATCTGCACCATGAAGGAAACCAACACCGGGAATATCACCCCACTGATTGAACAATCCATTCTTCCAGTCTTTTACTTGTTCTTTTGCACCATTTTGAACACCACGAGCGATTGTTGTTGATGGGTTTAAACTTTGAGCTAAATCGAGTAGTGATTTTCCAACATCTTTTCCATGAAACAGATTCTTATAATCTGCGATCTGATGATATGCGTTATCTGTTACTGCACCACCAACTTGATTTAAAATACCTGACAACATATCAAAGATGTTAATACCTGTACTAGCTTTTTTGTCTTTACTCTTATCATGTGTGTTCACAAACGAGTTCGGATTCACCATAATACTAGAGAAGTCAATTGGTTTATAGGAAGGGAGAGGTCTAAGATTCTCCCATCCTGATAAGTCAACTTTTACCATGTTTACCCTCCTTTCTTAATACCAGTGATTCTTGTCCCAAAACTGAAGTGCTTTTGCAACTGAACCGTACCTAGAAACTGCGTACTTGTACGTTAATACAATTTGGTCAACTGGATTGTTGTAGTCTAAATTTGGTGAATGTTTTTTCCAATAAGCTACGGTATCTTTAGTGAATTGACCATAACCAATAGCTGAAGATTTAGGATTTTTTGCTCTCGGGTTCAGACCACTTTCTCTAGCGATTAACTCTGTAAGATTCGCCATTTCAGATTGAGGAACACCTTTATTAACCGCTTGAGAGAAGTGAGTTTGGAAGGTTTTCAATTGAGTTGTTCCTTCAAAACTTTGAGATTTTTTATAGGAAGTATTTGCTGAACCCGTCGTTACTTTCCCCTAGACTGAGATTCACCCCACGTACCGTTATAAGCAGCATTGCCGATAATATTCGCCATTCCAGCTTGAGCCGCTGCGTATTTAGTCGTCCATTCTTTCAGAGCTTTTTTCTGTGCATCAGTTGGTTTCTTGATTGCTTGTAATTTCGCAATTTGTTTACCAGCTTCAGTCATCGTTGTTTTATACATATCGTATTGACGTTGATCCATTTTATCTTGTAATTTCGCACGATTGTTATTCGCTGCTTCAATGTCTTTATTAATCGTGTTTTGTAGTGCTTGACCTTTTAAACCGAGCATTGCACTTGCATTCGCTTCTTGGTTTTGCCAATGCTCTACTTGAGCAGCTAACTTCTGACCACCTAGTTTTTCAACCGCTTGATTATGACGAGCAGTTTCATTCGCTTTGAACGTATCAATCACTTGTTTTGATGTGAATTTTTGGAAATCAAGAGTATAAATTTGATTCCCTTTCGCATCTTTTAATGGTTGACCGTTGTAGTACATTTTTCCATCTTGCGATAAGAATTTATCAGTATCTAAACCAAGTTTTTGTAGTTCGATGCTATTTTTAATCTCATTATTTGCTCGGTCATCTGCTGCTTTTTGACCTTCTAATGTGTAGATATAATTTCCTTTTGAATCTAAAACAGGTTTACCGTTTTTAATTTGGTATCCGTATGTTTTCGTATCAGCAGCATCTTGGTCTGATTGAGCTTTTTGAGCAGCATCAATTTTTCCTTGATAGATACCTTTACTTCCACCAGTCGTATCTAACCAATTTTGGTACATTGACTTCGCTTGTGCTTCAGGATTTAACTGAGCAAGTTGCATTTGAATTTCATTTTGCTTATCTGAGAAATTAGTATTCTCTTGATTTTTGAAATTAGCAGCTTGCATATACGCATCTTGTAAGTTACGATTTGCACTCATTTGATTTCTTGCTCGGAAATCATCACCTACACCACTTGTTCCCATACCACGATCTGAAAGTTGTTGCTCATTTTGTAATGAAGCTAAGAAGTTATTATCGGATACACCTTGTAATGTACGATTACTTTGAGCATCAATACTGTTTAGGTTGTTTTGGTGTTGTTGACCAAGCGTACCTAAGTAACTATTGTACTGGTTAATAATCGGGTCATACTGAGCGTGCATCATTTGTAAGAACTCGTCCATTTTCTTTTTATCTCGTTCTGCTGCCATCGAATCAACTGCTTTGTTGTATCCGTTCACATCAGTAACTAACCCATCTCTTGTTGCGTATTGTCCGTTCGCTAGTTTCGCAAAACCGTAATCATCCCAACTTAAATTGTTGAAATCATCTTTTGTCATATTGTACTGCGAACCACTGTTGTTAACCGTATTCGTAGTTCCACCCATAGCAACTGTGTTTAAATTTCGACCATTTTGTGATGTGTTAATCGCATTAATTGCGTTCTTATCGCCACCTAACGCATTAATACTTTGTTGGACAGGATTAAGTGGTTGCCCTGTATTGTACATATGAAGCTCATGTTGTTGGTGAGCTGATAATGGTTGACTTGTATTTGCTAAATGCTGCAAATGCAAAATGTGATCTGATGGTGTTTGAGTCGCCATTTGAAAACCTCCTTACAGAATATTTTGTATTTTGTATTACCTTAATTATACCATCTTGTATTCAAACAAAAAAGAGGAAGTATTCAACTTCCTCTTGACTTTTACGCAGGTTTGTATGCTATTGTGTCGTCATACTCCTGTTGCGTAATGTAACCCATTGTCAAAGCATTTTGAATCTGTTCGTTCGTGTAGTTTGTTGCTGCGTATTGCTTTACAGGTTCTACATATTCAGGACGAATTTCTGAGAATTTCTTTGTCCCATCAAGATAGATTGCTTTTGCATACGCAATAACTAGAGATTGATAGATTGCCAACTTACAACACTCCTTTGTCTAATAATTGCTCAAACAGATCAATCATTTGCAGAGTTAAATCTGAATTCTCCCTTTTTAATTCATCAATCTGAGCAGTTAACGGTTTTTGAAATGTGAGTTGTTCTATGGGTGCAGTTGGGTCAGGGTAACTAAATTCAAGACTACGAGTTTCAGGATTTACACGATACCCACTACAAGCTGCGAAGTCTTGTCCAAATTCACCAAACCTTAACTCTATACTATCATATGAATCTCTGTTTCTGCTAGATAAAATTGTAAAATTTTGGATATCTTGTGCGATTGTTGTCGGAACGACTGACCCTTGCATTTCACCTTTATCTAATATGATATTTCCTGTTAAAAGATCGTAAAATATTCGTCTACCTATTTTCATGTTATCCCTCCTTATTCAAATGCTATCCATGAGTATGATTCACTTGAATTATACACAGGTAAAGTAAATCCTGTACTCGTGACACTAGCAGGAGATACATCGCCTTTTAAATTATAATTAGATGTAGTTGTAGCTGTACTCGAGAAAACTTGCACGAATTTTACTGTCTTAGGGTAAAGCCCATCATTAATTTCACTGTAAATCACATATCTTTTGTTTGTGCCATTAACAAGATAGATTAATGAAGGTTTGAAAGTTAACCCTGTAACTGTTACGTAATAACTCGATAGTGTTGTTCCATCAATGTAAGTAAATGATTGAAGTGAAGATGAACTCGTTATAGTACCACTCGCATACTTCTTGCCATTAACTCCTTTAGTAACCAAAGCATCAATCAAAGCCTTATTACTCACCGCACTAATACTTGTTGTTTCACTTAACAACGGTGTATCTGTCCATGTACCGCTAAATTTAACGGATGGTGATACGTTGTCTCTCCATATGACTAATGGTGATGTGAATGTTCTGATATTATCGCATAAAGATGGGTCAGTAGTACTACCACTACTATTAGATGTAATATCCACAATACTTCCCCATGACGTTGTATAAACGATTGAGCGTATTCTATTCCCTCCACCACTTACGCCATACCAATATACGTATAAATTGTTGTTATTATCGTATGTGATTGATGCGGAAGTTTGTGGTGCGGTATTCCCACTTGTTAATTTCGTTATAGCAGACCAAGTTACTCCACCATCAGTTGATTTTGAGTAACGAATGTTATTATTAGTTGTATCCGTAGCATCTAAACCATGCCACACTACATGAATTGCACCTGTACCATCGACTGTTGCAGATGGGTTGGATTGGTCGTAAGAACCCCCGTCAATAATCGTAACCGCAGCATTAGGAACACTTGCGTTCTTATAACAACTCAATCGTTTCAAAGAACCTGTATATGTGAATAGGATAACAGGGTTGTTATTTTGAATAACGATTGATGGATTTGTGCAATCTCTACCTGAGATATTAATTGGTCCGCTATCAGGATACACAGGTGTTCCCCACGTCACACTACCATCACTCGCAATCGTTCCTTTTGCGTAACGAATGTTGAATGAGTTCGGATAGGTTGCGTTTTTACTCGCCCATGCTGCGTGTAATGTGTTGTCGGTTGGTGAATACGCTAGAGAACATCCATTATAAGCGGTCGGTGAGTCTAAATTATTAGCAATAGTTAATGCAATATTTGTTTGAGTAGTTGCTTCAAAATAAAGAAAGTCAGTGCTATTATTTGATCGATTCACTAACGTATATACTTTTGTTCCGACTGCTACTAGCGAAAAATTACCTCCAACCGCCGACCAATTTCCCGAAGTACACAATTGTGACCATGTAGAACCGTTGTCTGTACTTTTATAGAATCGAATGTAAAATGCAGTATTATCGTAAGCTGCGGATACTAACCAACCGTTCGTCAATCGAACAACTTTTCTCCCACCATTCCCACTCGTATCAAACGCACTTGCTACGACTGATACTGCACTACGACTTGGATTCGTTGTTGCTCCGTATGTTGGAAGATAGCCTAATTGTTGAGAAATTGGTGAGATATTCGTGTTGTATTGGTCTAGTAAACTTTTTTTCTGAGTTGCAGACAGGTTATCCCCGTCTGCTAAACTCTTTAATTTGTCATTACTATTTAGTGATTGAATCGGCATTATTGCACCTCAATTCCGTCAATGTGAACCGTTATTGCAGTTGCAGATGATTGTAATGCGTAAATTGTGTCGCCACCTGAAAGTACTTTATTCAGTGCAGTGATCGGAACAACAGTGTTTGCTGCAATCGTTTGGTTCGGTACTAATTGTTGTGCTGCTGCAACTCCACCAATCCCGATTGTAATGGTTTGAGCTGATGATGTGGTATTTGTTAGGTAAATATCTTTAATCACCGCAGTACCAAAAGGAGATGCTTGGTTTGCACTATTTGCAGGTGCAGTGTATAACAAAGTCGATGTGGTTGCTGGTTGTCCTACGTATAATTTCTTAATATTTGGTGTACCTACTGCCATAATTTCCTACCTCCTTAAATGATGAATGTCATTAAATTTGCAAATGGATTGGTTACGACATTTTTTAATTGATTCACAGGGACATTTCCACCTGAATCTAAACTAGCGTATCCATTCGCAATTCCTTTGTTGGACTTGTCCTCTTTACCTGCTAGATTAAGAGCTTGTTGACCTGTGTTTAAATCACTAGGTTGTAAACCTTGCCATGTACCTAAGTGATTCCCTGTTTTGTCGGTTTTTCCTGCAAGTAAATTCGCATTACTTGTGATATTGATTTCCGACTGTGTAACTCGAGTTGTTAGATTGGTAAGAGCGGTGTCTGTATCATTGTGAGCAGTTTTGATACTATCTCGTTCGAGTTTGTAGTCAACTGCATGAACGACATCACCTTCTTTCCAATCTTTAAAGAGATTATTTGGAATCTGCGACATCTTTCTCCCTCCTTTAGTTAATCCAACGGTTTAAATCTGCGAAGGAATTATAAGCTGATACTTTTGCATCAACTTCTGTTTTATTGTAGTAGTTCGTACTAAGGTCAGTAATATCGGCAACTACATGCGTATGAGCTGACGGTGTGAACGTCGATGGTTTATTCGTTAAGTTGTTCCAATCATCATTCTGTTTCCATGAACCCCACGTACCAGCAGTTTTCGCACGATAGAAATAGCGTGGATTTGCTTCATTTGTCCATATTTGCTGAAAATAGTTAGTTGAACCTAAATTAATATGATTCACATATACATTCGTAGTGACTCCACTCGGTTGATTCGTTAGTGTTCCTGTTAAATATCGAAAGCAACTTGCATCGAGTGTTGTATTTAAATCTACCGCAGTTGTCGTGTTATACGGAGTATAATTCCCATCTGAAAAACCTAGATTAAACAAAGCAGCAGGAGATAATGCAACACTCGTTGATGACGATGGAATTTGTGCTAATTGAACAACACCTTTTGCACTTAGTGTCCCGTCAGGTAGATTTGCAGCAGGAACTTTTGAACTCGCATCTAATGGAGCAATCCCGTTAACCGCATTTTTTTGAGATGAATCAAGTTTATTACCTAAAGCAGTGTTTAAATCTGTTTGGTTTGCAAGTGTACCTGTAATTGAACCCCACGCAGCAGAACCAGCACCACCATACCCTTGAGCTTTTACCCAAGCAGTTGTTGCGATGGATGTACTATTGTCAGATGTCGCAACCGTTGGTGCAGTTGGTGTTCCTGTTAAAGCAGGAGATGCTAAAGGTGCTTTTGCGTTTAATGCGTTATTCAGATCAGTTTGGTTCGATAATGTACCAGTGATACTTCCCCACGTTCCGCCACCTGAAGGTTTCGCATTAACCTCATTAATCGCACTAACTAAATCACCTTTTGCAGTCGTTGTTAAACTAGAAAGTGTACCTACTTGAGTAGTTGTCGCACCATCTGTAATCCCGTAACCTGAAATAGTTGTCGGTTTACTCGATAAACTATTCCAATCATTTATTTGTCGCCAACCACCCCAAACATTCGCAGTCTTTGCTCTAATGAAATAGCGTGGTGTTGATTCATTTGTGATAATTTGTTGTAAGAAATCATTTGCGCCATATCTCATTTGGTAAAAATATACGTTTGTAGTTACACCTGATGGTTGATTTGTTAATGTACCTGTTAAATAACGCATAACTGAATTTGTATAAGTTGTATTAAAATCAACTGCCGAACCATTACTTGTGATTGTCCAGTTAGAATCACTTCCTATACCAAACGTATATAAAGTATTTGGTACTAATGCAGTTGTTGTACTATTCGATGGTGTTGATGTTAAATCACCAGTTGTTATACCTCTAACCCAAGTAGACCAAGTTGAACCATTGTTTATACTACTTCTCGTCCACACACCAACGAAATTAGAGTTTAATCGCAAAGCAGTTTGCGTTACATTCGTACCATTACTCGCAACAATTAAATTATAACTATTTGTATCGGGTGCATTGGTTGTACTTGCAGAGATAGTATAAAATCCAGTGGTTACATACGTATTCAAGTCACCACTAACTGTAGGTACAGTTTCATCCACTTTTCCATCTAACAAAGTTTGTAAGTTCGTTATATCACTAATCGGGTGTGTATGTGCTGATGGTGGGAAAGTAGCTGGTTTATTTTGAACCACTGACCAATCAGGTGCTACACCTGATGTTGATCGGACTTCATTAATCGCATTAACAATAGATGATTTATCACTTGTCGCCAAGCTAGATAATGCACCAACTGTTGTTTTATCGGCTTTATTTGCGATTAGTCCTGATGGTGAATTTCCTTGCCACGTTCCCTGATGGTCGCCTGTTAAATCGGTTTTATTATTAACCGCAGTACCTAGTGAATTTAAGGTTGCAGTTGTTGTTCCTGATGTTTGGGTGAGGGTTGTCACTTTATCATCAATATCATTAATTGCAGTGGTCATGGTATCTCGCTCACGTTGGTAATCGTCAGCATGAACCATATCCCCGTCTTTCCATTGTTTCAGTAGACCGTTTGGTATTTTCGCCATACCCTCACCTCCTATTTTGGTTTTCGTAATTTAAAGATGTAGGCAACACCTAAGAAGCTACATGGTACATTTTCTTCGTGAACAATTCGTATTTTTGTTCTTCGGCATTTTCCTGATAATTTGACTTTTGATACCGCACTATCTAATGTACCAAATGCACTTTCGCCCATTGTCCATGAGCCAAGAACTGTACCTGCATCAATAGATACGTTCGGTGCAGTTGTTGTTACCCACTGAACTGAACCATTAATAATGGCAATTTCTTGTTTGTCAGGGTTAATGACTACGTTACTATCCGCAGATACATACACTTTTAAGTCACTTGACACTCCCTGAACTTTCATCAGAATTTGCATCTGTTTTAAAACTTTCACATGGTATGGTTGTCCGAAATCAAAGTATTTTGACTCTAAAATGAACTTGTAAACTTCACCTAAGTCAGTCACGACACTACTTGCTTTCGGGTCGAATTTCACCATATCCCCAACATCGGAACGTTGACCGTATAGTAATCCATTCCACTCAGATAAATGATTGAGTGTCATTTTTGTGGATGTATCTTTTGTCCATGTACCCATTTGCGTATAATACCTAAAGCGTACTTTATCGGTTGGGTACACGAGATGATATTGTTTATTGAAATATGCTCCTACACAATCCGTAGACTGAGGTAAGACATTCCATATTTTTTCATCCAGTCGTCGTACATTCATTCGATCATCGACTGTACCTGTGGAAACTAACGCAAATATTCCTTCTTTTGATACAAAGTGAATGAAGTTTTCCACCACAACCGCAGAATACGGTGCAACACAACCTACGGAACTATTAATCACTTTCTTAACGAAATCTTGTGGACTCGTACCTGAAAGAGCTTGAATGTTACTCGGTGTGAACGCAACCAACAGATTTCTAAACTTTACAACCGCAGTAAGACCTTCTTGACGATTACTTTTAAAGTCAATCGTGTTGTTCACTGGGAAGTATCGTGGTTTGTTTAAGTGTGAAAAGTACAGTTGATTCCCATACGTTGTATCACCATATAAACAAAGTCGGTCATTGTGAACAAAGATACGGTTACACGTTTGCATGGTAGCAACGGAAAGTGTTGTATTTTGATCAGTTTGGTTGACTGTATATTTTGGCACATTGTAAACAATATCCTGTCCAGTTGTCCCTTGTTTACGAATCGTAAATCGGAACGCATAGTCACCTACGGTAGTTGGTGTATAATTGACTGTTTTCCCAGTTGCAGCTAAAGCCCAATCCTGTACTGTTGTAAACGTTGTTGGAGAACTAGGTAATGCAACTTCGGTTTTGTACTCAAGTGTATCCGCAGAAATCTTTGTTACGATGATGGTCGTTGTAATCTTCTGATTAATCACACCATATCGCTTATCAAAGATAACTGTATCAATACTATTGAATACGTCCGTTGTATCTGAAGCATAGTTTACTGGGTCAGGGTACAATCCGTTAAACCCAACGTACAGAGCTTCTTGACCAACAGGCTTATACGGGACAATCACTTTCGCAGTTGTTCCGTCATATTCCACTAGGTTTGTGCCTGTTGCAATATACAGTGAGCTTTGGAACTGAACCGCTTCAATTTTACGAGTGGTTTGAAATCCACTTGCAAGACCAGTGATTGCTAGTTCGACTCCTGCTTTATATAATCGACCATTTACCGCAGTGATTTCCTCAAATGTTCCGTCTGTTTTGTAATACCTGAAGTATCCTTGACCAAAACCCGTAACAGGTGGTGTCAAATGAGTTTGCATCCCAAGTCGTCTTGAGATATTCCCCCTTGAGTCAAGGTCTGCATTTTCAAGGTACACAAGCTCGGTATCTGAAAGATTATCATTGGTTGTAACGGTATTTAAGCCACCAGTGAAATCATTAAATGTTTCGAGTTTCTTTTCAGAAGGGTTCGTATAATAGCCACTTCGTACCATTTACATCACCACATCCCTTGGTAACTAGGTGGTTGGATGAACTCGTTCACTGTATCCCACATCGCACTGATATTTTCTCCACCAGCACTAACTGTCAGGATGGTGATTTTGTTTTGATCTAAACGATAATCCATTAAGTTTGTTAACAGAAACCCATCTTTATAGACTGCTAGATTTGGTGAGTTCGGTGGGAATGACGGTTTTGTGATAATGAAATCCGTTTGCCCTAAAACCGCAGTAAATTGTTGGCTGTATTCATCATCTTTATACATCATCGGAATCTGAATCGCTTCAGATGTTTCCGATAACCTCGATTGGAATAACCCATCTAAATACTGAGCTTCTCCGATTGCTTCATCTGATTCTCTGTATCTAGCACACGCATAGATAATCAGTAAATCATGGAAACGAGAATCCCAAACTGGTTCAACTAAGGTAGATTGTGTTCCGTCAGGGTTTAAAAAACTAGGGAATCTTGCACCGACTCGGTTACCTAAGAAATTTTGAGCATCATCAAACCATTGTAGGATGATTAGACCATCTAAAGTATCCTCTTGCAGACGGTCTTGCACTGCTTTAATGAGTTGTTGAACTTGCATTGATTACACCTCTTTCTTTGGTGTTTTTACCGCTTTCTTTGCGACTGGTTTTACTTCTTCTTTTGGTAGAAGTGCTTGAAGTAGTTCATTTGTTTTCTTTGTTTCGATTACTAATTCTTCTAATACTCGCTCTAAATGAGTTGACATTCTATTAACCTCCTAGAATATAAAATATCCCCCTCACCATGAGGGTAAGGAGGATACTTTGAGTTGTTTTATTTATTAAGCTGCACC